CAACAACGGCTCCGGGTGCCGGATTTAATGGTGGTGAAGACACTGTGGTGTCTAGAATTCAGGAAATAAACGGTGTGACTATAACAACATTTGAGATTAATATTGATGATCAGGTGTCAACCGCTGGTACTGGACTAAGAATTATGGGCGACTCCGCAGGTGCAGCTGCAGCTCATTTTGCTAGACTCGACTCTGGTGTTAATGGTTTAATTTACAAGGCGACAATGGTTTGTATGGGATCACCAGCCGGCGGCGAACCAGACTTAGACGTATACGCTGAATCTGCGGTCCGCGCAGAAGGCGCTAGTATTAGTGGGAATTATGCTCGTATAATAACAGCAAGATCAGATCACGTGGTTACAAAGTTCTCGGAAGAGAACGCCCCGTTCTACGATAACGGAACTGGTGCCACACCAGGGCTTCATGAGTATTATCTATATCTTGTTAACGGAACTGGTGGTACAATGGATGGTGGCACATACTCAGCAGGAAAGTTTTTGCTTCAGCTTTATGGTATTAAGGCATTTGGTTCTTGATAATCAGATAAATTTTATGTATTGATTGTGATTATTAGGCAGTGTGAAGATGAAGATGTAACAATTACAATATAGGAAGTATCTTAAGCTTGATACTTATATAAGAAGGTTTTAATTAAAATGGGAATACTAGATAAGAAAACAAGATTTATAGATTTAGTTGTGACACAAGAGGGCAAGCGACAAATTGCAGCTGGAAAGTTGCGCGCAGAGTTTGCTTCTTTGTCAGACTGTAATGCATTTTATGACAAAGCTCATAATGACGATGTTTCACAACGTCTTTATTTTGAAGTTATGGAACGTCCTGAAAATTCTATTGTTCTTGAAAAAGATGATAGTGGAAAGTTATTAAATTTTAATTTTTCACCTACTGGTTCTATTGTTGGTAACAATATCTTTTTAAAAGACACAACCAACGCACAGAAGCTTAGTCTGAAGGCAGTAACAGGAAGTACTTTTGAAGTAGGTCAAAATTCTGTTTTAGATTCTACTTTACGTCATTTTAAGAAGAACTATTTTATAGGGACAAACGATCCTTTAGACAATGATGAGTTCGAGCTAAATCAAACAGAAATGACTTTTGTTATAAATAATCGTCAGCCCTTTGGTGGTAGTCCTTACTCTGAAACTATAAATGTTAATAATGCAGAACCCTTCTTTATAGATCCAAAATTAACACACTTACCTAATTTTAAATTTCTTCCACCTATCAATACAGACGGGTCAAACTATGGAAGCTTTACAGACATACGCTCAACATCTCGAGAAACTTGGCCTCAAATTAAAGAACGTTTAGGCCCACAAATATTTGATGAGGCTGAAACTACTGTTGATAGTGATGGGGATATTAAGAAAGACTTGACTGGTAGGAGTAGAAAGCAAAGCAGGAAATTACTAAATGCAGGCAAGCTCCCGGTAATAATTCCGCCAAACAAAGAATTTAAAGATATAAGGTTTTTAAAGACATCTTCTGAAAACAACTTATTAATTCAAATGTTTGAAGATGCAGCAGGCCCTACAATGAATAAACTTGATATCGTTGATGCTGGCATATTTACAGATACGAATGATAAAAATTTACGTTTTCAAAAAAGAGTTTTTTATGTTGGAAAAACATTCTTAGATGATTTTAACACGCCAACTTTTGTAAATATATTTACTATAGTAATGGATTAAAAATGTATATTAGTAAGAACATAAACTTTAGTTTTCTCGCAAATCAAAATAGCGACGATGATCTGACTCCACATGTTGTGCGGGTTGAAAAAGAAAAAGACAGTGATGGGAGAATTCGTGAAGTGATTGTCTTAAAGTACTTTTGCCGGGTTGATAGAAAACTCTTACAAAAATCTAATTGTGAAAGTATTGATATAAGACTATCAAAGCAAGATTTAAGTTATTATCGCAGTTTAGCAAAGTTAACACAAACAAAAGTAGCAGTCGCAAAAATAAGAATAAATAAAAAAGAAGAAAATGAACAGTCAGACAGTAGTAACGTTAGTAATTTTTTAAAGAATAGGCAAGAAAAGAGAAAAGATAGAAAGAAGAAAAGAAAAAATAGTCGAGAAGCTCGAAAAAACAAAAGAAAGAACAAAACAAACAACGATGGATCAAATCTTTTTGGTAGAAACAAAAATAGCAGTGGTGACAAAGATTCTAGAAGACGTGGCGGTTTTAAAAATAGAGATAGCAATGGCAAACAAAATAAATTAAGAGGCAAATCAGGCAATAAGCTAAAAAGAACAAGAAGAATCAAAACATCTATGAATAGTAAGGTTGTCTTAGAACCTAAAAGTCTTATAATTACAGCAAAAGCTAGCTCAAAATTTAGACTATTAAAAAATGAAGACATATACGCAAACGCAAAGAAAGTATCTTCTATTAATTTTGGAGGCTTTTCTGCATCACTCGGCAAAAAACGTAAGTTTAGTCGAAGACAGTCTCGATTGGCTAATAGACGACAATCAACAGGCGACTCTAGGTCAAGAAAGAATAGACTGTTAGCACCAGATACAATATTGCAAATAGAAAAAGCAAATTATACGGATACATCTAGATTCCGGCCGTTATACAAGAGTAGTCCTGCATCACTTAGAACTTTTCAAAACCAATATTTGAATATGGTTGAATCAAGCATAGATCCAATGCACTTGTTTGAAGATAATTTCGGAAAGATATCATTCAATCAAAGTAGAATGGGTTCAAGACCTAGTGTATTATCAAATACAAAATTTAGAAAGATTATACCTGTGATTCGAGAAGTTCAAAGGCAGATTGCTAATTTATCTTCGTCAAGATATGAATTTAAAAAAATAAAAGATCCATCCAGATATAAGCTATTAGAATGTTTTGGTAGAATAAGTCTTGAAGACTTGCAAGCGCTAGGTAATAACGCTTACATTCTTTTCATTGCTAAAGATGACAATGGCATAAATATTCAAGCACAATCTTTTTCATTTAGAGTTGGTAATGTACTTGAACAGATGATTAAACAGTCAACAGATGTTAAGTGTAGTACAAGCAGAAAGCCATCTGGTGTTTGCAAACTAATCGTTTCTAATAATAAATCATCACAACTTGTAGACGTTAATATTGAAGTGAAGAAAATTAAAAGACAAGACAACTTTGTTGAAACTGATTTTTACGAAATTGTAGGAGATCATCAAATACCAGCAAGATCGGTCTTGTCTGTTGTTGATGGAAGCATCAATACTCAGCGAAGACGACCGGTCAATTTTAAACCAAGTGAAAGTTTGTTTTTTAGATCTACAATAAATTATCGAGGAAAGAAATACTACAATTCAACTTCTGCTTCAAGTAAAGGTGTAAAAGGTAGTAAGAAAAATGATAACATACCTACATTAAACATTATTGTTAAAATAGATGATTCTCAGCGAGGATTAGCTATAGACGTAACTAATATATCATTAAATGTCGCTGCTATAAGACTTAAAAAATATAAATACGTAGGCTCGTCTAAAGGTAAAATTATTGATACTTTTGATCAAGAACGAAAAATTAACAAATTTGTATTTTTATCATCTGAAGAAAACTCATCGACAAGGACAAGTTTTAAATTTATTGATTCTGATGTCGATGAAGATCAAGTATATATGTATGTTATAGAATGTATTATGAAAAATGGTGAACGCAGGTTGGCTACTGACTATTTTATTGAAAAATACGAAGCCAGAACTGAAACAGTAAAAATTACTGATATAGACATAACTGCTTCCAGTTTTATTCCAGATGCTTCTGATGCTGTAAGCGAATCAGGAAATGAAATTACTCGTCCTGTACGCATTGATTTTAAAATTAGTAAAATAGCAACTGAAGTTGACAAAATTATTAATAATCTTTTTGGTAACCTGTTTGAAATATATAGTGAAGAGCTCAAGAAAATAAAAGATGTGCAAGGCTTAGTATATTCAATAGAAATTCAAAGAATAGAGGAAAAAACAGGTGACACAGTTACAGTGGGAAAAGTAACTGCTGACAAAGACGGTAATTGTGTTTTTGTTGATGATACAGCACCAGCCTTTTCAAGTCTTACTTATAAGTTAATACCTAGGTGTCGGCCGGCAAATGAAGTGATTGCTTCTGTCGTAGCACAAACACCTTTTCTAGCGAAGAAAACAATCAACCGCCCTGTTAATTTTGTTTCTGCAGCTGCAAGGTTAAATTCAAAAAACAGAAAGGATAGGATTTTTACAGCTAAAAAAGATAAGTTTTCTAATAGAAAGATATTTAAAAAAGGCCGACTCAGATCCCCAAAAAGTATTTTGCAACAAAATTCTGAAGATTTGTTTGCTGATGCATCAACAGGCGACATAGAATATATTACAGTAGGCGGCTTATCAGACGCAAAGCTTTTTGATTCAATAGTCATTGAAGACGGTTTTATTAGTGAGATTCGTCATATTATAAAATCAAATACTCAACAAAGTGTATTAAAGAGTTTAAGAAAGCGTTACTACGATTTAGAGTTTGAAACAAATAATGATTTTTTAGTAGATTTTTACGCAATCTTTATAAAAGAAGATCGAAATATCTACTTAGATGGTGCAATGCATAGTGATGATGTGTTTAAAGAAACAAAACAATACAGATATTTAGTGGAACATACAGGAAGTGCTGGTGTTGTAGAATATTATGTAGTACCTGTACTTAAAACAGGAAAAATTCTAAGCCCTCAGCTAATATCAGCCCAGTTAATAGAGTAAAAATATGCCTTTTAAATTAAATAAATCAAAAATAAACTTAAGAACAGTTAAGAAAAATAGTAAAAAATCAGCATCTGTTGGTAAAATATTAGGTGCAATGCGATCTTTTGAAGATACAGCACCGAAAACTGCAGAGGGTGAAATTGCATTTAATGATGAAGACACGAATGCAAGATATATAAGATTACAAAAAAAAGGAATCAATTTACTTCGTACTGAAATAATAGCAATAACTGAATTTATTCCTGTCGCAGTTGGGAATGATGCAGATCAAGATACAAATAAAATCAATTATAGCTTAGGTAATAATAGACAAGTAAGCGTAACAAATGTTGCAAGACTAATCGAACTCCATAGACAGATTCGTGAATACGTGATAACTGCTGCTGAAGCTGTTTTGCAAAAAATTTATCCAGGTTTGTCAGCTCCTGGCTTTTTAGAAGATTTAAAAGCAGCAGTCAACAGCAATTTTGATCGATGCGTTGCGCCAACAATATCAGAAACAGTCGAAAATATAATGATTGCAGTAGAAGAAGCTGCAAGCGGACCTTCACAAAAAAGAATTAGAAAAAACAAGACAAGTCCTTTTTTGATCGCAACTATTGAATATTTTGTATATGAAAACCTTGTTGAAGAAATTGTCCAATACTTAGGTAGTGTTGCACAAATAGACAATAAATTTAAAAAGTCGTGGTCGTTAGAAAAGTTTTATAAGTTTAAAAGTTTTTCACCAGGAACATTAATCTCTTCAGAATTGAAGGACGCGTATTCCAACACAAGTACTTTTTTAGATGATCGAGACAGACTGCTTGTTAGTTTAGTGGGGATGCATAAGACAAGTGAGAATTCAGATTCAGACGTTTTTGCTAATGTACAATCTCACCTTGCAAGCTTAATACTTATGAAAGATTCTGCAAGTGTTTTGATAACAGCAGAAGATTCAGATGTCGGAACTTTAGAAATTGAACCGGGTACTGTTAGATACGGTCTGTCAGGTGATCTGGCAGATGCAATAGATTCTTTAAAAGACATTACTTTGTCTGGGATGCTTTGCGGGTTTGGTTCTGGTACTGGAGAAGATAGAGCAGCAGTAGGCGCAGATGTTAGTAGCGGTTTAGTAAAAGTAAGTAATGGAAAGTTGAATTCAATCTTTACATCTATTGAAAACGCGCAAGGCGAAAGCGTGACTGATATTAGCGAGGGAATTAATGAATTAATGATCGCAATGTCATATGACTTTATCACAGCAGTTTGTGGCGCACAAAATGTACGCGGTAAACTATCTAATTTAGGTCGCTCAACATCACTTGGATCAGCAGATGCCGGCACGGGTGACAATCCTGGAAAGCTTACATTGTTAACATACTTAGGAAATGTTTTAGGGTGTCCTAAAGAACAGCTAAACATAGATGGCGGTTTAGAGTATGTACGCACACATTTACCTAATTTAGGTTCAGCATATACAGACTTTGATGGTCTGAAATTTGAACCTGAACGCGAAGGATTAGGTACATTTGGCGCGCGTTTACTAGGTGTAAGAGAATTTAATAACGAAGATCGGGACGTATACTACTCACCACTTGAGTCAACAAGTAAAGAAACGACACGAGAAGGTCAGGGGTATATACCCGCAACTCAATTCTTTGTTGAATCTGCAATCGAAAGATCTGGAGAAAATATTGAACTAAAAGATTTAAATGAGTTCATTGAGTTATACGAATCAATTGCTAAAAATATGCAGAGTGATATTTTAACTCTAGTTCCAGATTCTAAGGTTGCTGAAAATAAGGTTGGAAGTAAAAGGCCGTTAACATTCTTAGGAAAACATTCAGCAAGAACTCACTTGGAGTACTTAAATAAAAAAATAGCTGATGACTTAGATGATATAATAAAGTATGCTACAGATCCTGAAAAGTCTTTATTCCCCCAGTTGGCAGTATTTGTCCGGGATCAAAGTGGTGGTTCAAAAATAAGAAATTTTCAAGCTACTTTCTGGGCACTAGTTTATCGTTCAGGCCAGGCCCAAAGAAATGACCGAGTTGCCGCGGGTGCAGCAGGAGGAGGTGCGCTAGGCGTTTTGACAGCAGCGGCCGCTGGGTACCCAGCTTTCTTGTTATTGGGTCCGGTTGGTCTTGGTATTGCTATTGGTGCATCCATTATAGGCGGAATTGTCATAGGTGCTATGGGCGCAAAAAGAAACCCGGCTGAATTTTTTAAATTAATCAATTGTAGTAATGACAAGGCAGAAAAGAAAATTATTAGGAACATCGGCGTTTTTGCACACTACTATCTAGAAACAGCAATTATTGATTTTTTGGAAAATACTTGTAATATTGACATGCGAACTAAGAAAAAAGGAAAATTCCTCCAATCAAAAAATAAGTATAGAACTTTTGTTGAGGGTGGTAATAAGCTAAAAGAAAAAGATGTAAGAGACGCAATGCCAACTCAGACACCAATAAACAGCGAGTGTAAAGTTCCCGTAGGTACAACAACAAAGTTGGCAACAAAACACCAAGATATTGACAATCTTTTTGAAGACTGTTTTGCAGAGGGCAAGTCTTTGAATAAGTTAGGTGATGATAACTATAATAATTCTTCGTCTCCAAAGACAAATTATGGGTTTTTTAGACTTTTCAGAAGGTCGCTTCCAAACGTTGTATATTCTAGAAACTTAGAAATTGAAGCAACTCTAGGAAAAGATAATCTTTTTGATACTTTTCCTTTTGCCAATACAATGTTCTATAATGACGAAGATGATAAGAATCCACGCATCATAGAAGAGCCCGGAAAATCAGGCGGTATTGTAGGCTTTGCATCACATCAAAGATCTTTAATATTGTTATCTTACGTTCATAATTTAATGAGAAAGTGTATTCAGGTACGTATAATGACAAACAAAAAGGGTACTTTTGAAATTAAGGTAGATCTAGATCATGTTCGAGGTTTAAGACATGCGCTACTAGGAACGAAAAGAAGTCAAGTGGGCAGTGCAGAATCAAAATTAGCTGCATATGATACAGCTAAGGTAGTTATTGATGATTTATTTGAAAAATATGATGCCCGCGAATCAAGAATTAGAGATTGTAGTAGTTTATTTGCTTTGCATGCAGCAGGTTTCAAAGAAGCACAAAGAAAAGCACAAGAAATAATTAACGGCAAAACTAAAAAAGCTAGATTGTCAATAAACACAATGAAGGAAATGGGGATATTTAAAGACGCATTAACTTTAAATAACGATGATTCGCCTTCACTGATTACTCATTCATTTCAAAAAAATTATCTAACAAAACCCGGATCATTGTTTCCAAGAGACATACACTTTAATTCTAAGAAAACTCAGATGATGATTAAGTTTTTATCAGAACAAGGTTTCGGTTTTTTGGAAGAGGAAAAAAGAGGAAATAAGTCTTTGCTGCACATAGGAATACCTAATTCAATGTTAAGCGCACTACAAATGAATGCTTTTGAAGAGACTGATGATATTGATTATTTGACTAGTCCCTATGTTTGTCTTTCTGTTTTTAAAAAAAGTCATCTCTATCCAGAGTATGAATTTTATCCAAAAAACTATATTTTTGATACAAGTGCTACAATTCTTGACTATAATCCAAAAAATGGTGAGCTTGCAAGACATCTTAAACGCTATAGAGGCGATGCAACTTTTAATGATTTATTAAAGAATGTTGAGATTAGCAGATTTAATGTCGATGAAAACGGAAAAACACAAACAGTTGTAACACGTGGTTACGGCACTCAGCGTACTTCAGGTGTATATGATAAAGATGTGTTAATCAATCATGTAACTGATTATATGATAAAAGAATATTGCAAGTTGACAACTGGTTTAGATTTTGATGAAGATACATTTCTACTTAGAGACGAACCAATTAATTTTGATATTATTGCTTCTACAAACTTACTAGGTGAAAAATTAAAAAATGAGTATATCGGAATATTAAAAGTACTTCAAAACATTTATCCTGAATCAATAAATGATCCTCAGTTGAAAAGTGAAGTATTTCGAATGACAAAGATTATAAAACAAGCAGCACCGTTTTCTTTTGTTAATCGGTTTACAAAAGCTGTAACACCAAAAAGTTTTGATAGAGTATATTCAATTCTAGTAAACGAAAAAGATTTTATCTTAAACTCATCAGAAAATATTTTTAATAAACCTGTAGAGTTTCACATTAATTCAAGACTACAACGACCAGACAAACTTAACGTTAGATACCAAGGAAAAGTTAACATGCGTGCTTTTAGTTCAAATGTTAGTCAACAAGATAATGAAATAACAAAGTATGCAAAATCAATTAATGAGAATTATCCAGAAGTCTATAATTACTCTGTGTCATTATCACTCTTACCTTTGAATTTTGAAGATGGTGCTGTTGTAAAACCACCATATACACTCGAAAATTCCGCTCAGGATATAACAAATGTGCAAATGAAAGTTATTGATCGATCAAAGATGCCATCATTATTTAAGTAGAATCGATTGAAAAGTAATATCATAGATTAAGAAAGGAATTATATTATGGGTTTTTTTAAAAAAAACAAAGAACAGGTTAGAGAGACAGTAACTAGAGCGTTGGCAGATAGTATCGATGATTTAGAAGGCGAACAGGTAGAGTCATCGCTTGAGGAAGCTGGAATTAATACAGATATTTATGATACATTTACTTCTCGACCTGCTGATAAAATTAATTTACCAGAAATTAAAAATGTAAAAGCAACTTTTATATACAACTATTATACAAGAGATGAAAGAGTTAGAAGTGGCACAAAAGATTTAAAAGATAGAATTGTATCATTAGATGCAGGTAATACAGAAGAAATATTTTACCAGGTAAAAAATAAAAAACTACCAAGGTATGTTAAGCTGACAATAAAGCCTCCAAAAGTAGCTGACGATTTAATAAGTACAGTACCGCTAAATCAATTAGGTATCGATCTAGAGGAAAGTTTGAATATGATAGTGACAGAAGGTGCAACCTCATCGCAAATCTTTACAGGTGTCGAGATAATTGATACCGGTCGCGAAGGCGGATTGTATTCTATGTTGCGTGGCACAATGTTTTTTACAGATTTGCCCGTAGTAAGAACTTCACAAAGAGAAGCTGCTGATAAACTCCATGGAAAACTACAAGAAGGCGGTGGGTTAAATGGCAATGATAAAAAACTAATTGTTGAAGCTCTTTCAAACATTGCGTCAGAAGGTTACACGTTAGCACCATCTGATGTTTCACCAGAAGTTGCGGCATTTTCTGATGATCCAATTGGAAAACAAACATTTTCAGCGCAGTTTAATAATCTTTTAATGTCAGATGTTATTGCTAATTCAATTATTATACCCGACAATACATTTCAAGATGAAATAAGAGGTCTGGATAATTTTGCTCGCAAAATAAAAAATGAAATAATAACATCAATACCACCTGCAAACACTTTTAGAGAAGCTGATTACGACTTGCAAGTTAAAGCAGTCAAACAAAGAGCAATAATAGGGAGTGCTAGACAAATAGAAAAGATTAAATCACGGTATCCTAAACTAAAATTTACAGGTTATTTGATTGAAAAATATGAAGTGCTTCCTGATGAAAGTGTTGAATTCCTAGGACGACTTTTTGTACAAGGTCACAATACTACATTTGCAATTGATGACAAAGTGAGGTATGGTGGTTCGTATTTTTATAAAGTTAGAACAGTTTGTTATGTTGAAACAATTGCAAGTAACGAAAATAGAACAGACCCGTCTTTAAATCAAAATGTCATAGCAACAATGTTAATGGCTTCTGAGGGTTCATTAACTAGTGTTAATTGTATTGAAAAAGTTCCTCCTCCTCCTCCAGTTTCAATGAGAGCGACTTTTGAATTTAGTACTTTATTACCTAGGATTAGTTGGCAGTTCCCACTAAACAAACAACGTGATATTAAAAGGTTCCAAATATTTAAAAGATTTTCTATTAATGAATCGTTTGTGTTAATTAAAGAATACGATTTTGATAATTCTGTTATCCGAGGTAGTGTTGCAGAAATAGCTCCCAAAGAAAATCTTTTACGCCTAGACGGACCGGTATTATCTTTTGTAGATACAACACACGTTGAAGGAGAAAAGCCGATATATACAATTGCATGTGTTGATGCGCATGGTATGAGTTCCAATTATGGCCCCCAAGTTATGGTTGAGAGGGATCGATATACAAATATAGTGACACGCACACTTATAAGTAATCCTAACGCACCAAAACCATATCCTAACTTATTAGTTAATGTCGACGCATTTCAAGATTGTATTAAAGTGAGTGGATATGATAGAATTAAAGTTTTATTAGATCCAGAATACTATAAACTAACAAAATACAAAAAAACTTTAGCACAAAATCAAGCAACCTCAGGTGACTTAGCATCATCAACAAATAATCAAGTTGTAGAGGAGATTGATTTACAATTATTAGCAATTGATTCAAACAATTTTAGATATAAAATGCAGCTAATCAACGTAGATAATCAAAAAGATGCAGTTGTCAAAATAAAATTACAAAATTTTGCCAGCCCTGGGACTACAAATGAAAACTTTTTTGAGGTGAGCGCTGCTCAATTTTCTGATAAAAATATAAGTTTTCAATATGGTGTTGAATAAAAAAATTTACTATAAGCTTAATTATGCATATATTTATAAACAGCAAATACGGAGAATAGAATGGGGTTTTTAGATCACAGCACAAACAATATTATTGTTGACGCAGTATTAACAGATACTGGTCGAAGAGCATTAGCAAGAAACGATGGATCTTTTCAAGTATTTCAGTTTGCTTTAGGTGACGATGAAGTCGATTATGAAGTCATTGAACACTTTGGTAGAACTGTAGGAAAAGAAAAAATAGAAAAGAATACACCGATACTTGAGGCGCTAACAGCAGGTAGCTTGGCTTTAAAAAATAAGCTTGTAAGTGTTGACAATGAGTTTGTAACTCATTTTCCGTTATTGACTATTAGAGCAAATGCAGAGACAACGACTGGAACAAATGCAACAATTCCAGTTTTTAAAAGAACAAATGCAACCGGCGCAAATAGAACAAAAACGATAAACATAGAAGTTGCTCCAGCTGCAGGCACACCAGATGTCGACGTGCAACTTATTGATAGTTCTTTTAGAATTGAAGTAAACAATATCTTTTTAAGACTTGACAATGAATCAGCTGATATCGTGCATACAGACAATATCTCTGTTTATGAAAAAGGTGCAAGTATCGGGTCAGGGAATATAAGCGCAACTACTTCGTTTAACTTATCTTTAAAAGAGATGACAGATACAACATTCAATGTGTATAGTACATCTGGCGGCAATTTTATTAAAACATTTATTAAAGTAACGGGTATCAATTCAGGCATATCATCAACATTCGAAGTAAGAATCGAAAACTAATATAAGAGGAAATAAATTATATGGCTACCTTTAAGACAATATCAAGTGATGATATTAAAGAAACAACATCAGTATTAAACCAACTTGTTGATTTTGTTGAGGAAGACGTTTCAGGGTCTGCAACACGAAAAAAGTTTCAAGTTTTTGTAACTAGCTCAGGAGCTAACGCAGTAACATCTTCACTTTTTCAGACTGTGTACGATCAAGATTTTAAGTTACAAACAGCAAATGAGCTTTTTGATATGACTGTAGGTCTATATCACAATAGTGAAACTGTAACTGGCTCAAGATCTGACATAGACGCAAACGGAAAATTTTTATTCCCATCACAATCGATGATGATGCGAGAAAAAGTAAACATTTACAAACAATTTTCTCAACTATTATTAGGCGACTCATCGCTAAGATTCACAGCACCCTTTTCAAACGCAACAGCTGGAACTGACGAAGTTGATGAAGCTTTGTTTGTGTCTTTTAAGCGTCTATTTGTAAGAGACGGAATCAAAAGAGAGACTTTTGCAATTAAAATGTTTCAAAGTTCATCAGACGAAATAACAGAATTCGGTGGCAACATTGCTGTTAATGCAACAGTTAGTCCGCCATCTGGATCAGCAATATACACAGACGTAGGTTCTTCTACTAGTGTTGAACGTTCTTCCACAGGAGGCGATGTAGGAAACATTGTTAATGCAGCGAATACTGCTATAACTGTAGGTTTAATGTTTTATCAACAAGGCGTTGCAGTCTTTGATATGAAAAAAGCTTTTGATGGAAATCAATTAATGCGAGGCTCAATTGATTCTGTTGGTGAAGTTGGTCTAACACATTTGGAGTTCCATGAACGTAATAATAAGGCCCACGGTAATTTTATTCCAGGCTTTATAGTCTCAGCATCTATAGATCAAATCTTAAATCATGTTTCAGAGACAAGATTCGGATCAGGATCAAATACATTCTTAACTTTTCAAAACAATACTAAGATCAATTCTACACTTTACTTTTGTAGAGCAACAGCTGATGAATTTAATTTCTCAACAAACCCTTCATACACAAACGCAGAAGGCAGAATTAGAGTTATTGATACGGGACAAGAAGACATTGAAAAGTCGTTTTCTTTTGTTACGACAGTTGGTTTGTATGACGCAAATGAAGAGTTACTAGCAGTGGCAAAATTGAGCCGGCCAGTAGAAAAGAATGATGAAAAGGATTTGACGTTTAGAGTTAGATTAGACTTCTAAGGTAAGCAATGTCGTTCGTAAAAATAGATAATAACAATTTTGAATATTCGGGATTGAAACTAAGACCTAATGTTAAGTTTATTTCATCATCAGTTGGCGGTGGTGTTACAGGGTCTAATTTTGTATCTCCGACTCGTTCAAAACGATTGAAGCAGACTATCCCAAGTAGTTTTGATTTAAACAATGATGGCACCGTCACAATAGGTGAGGCATTGATATCAATTTTTACTAGTCCTGCTTTTTCACAACAAACAATGTTAAATCAATCAATGAGTTTTTCATTGGCAGACTATCATTTAAAGACTGTAAATTCAGCAAGTCAAATTGAAAAAAATTCAAAAACAATAGATATGTTTCGATTTGATTTGCCTGTGTTTTTTAATGCAAATAGAACAGTAAAGAATATTGTGAAAAATGTTTTAATGCCACATCATCAACACAGATATGATAATTGTGCTTTTACATATTCAAATTACCACACTCTGAATTTTTTTACTTCTGATACTGTGCCAACAGGTTCAGCACTAATATATCCTAATACATCTAAGCCTGAACTTCCCTCTGAAGGCGCTTATAGCCTACCTGATGCATTTAGTGTAAATTTCTGGGTTAACCCACGGTATACTGATAAAGATTACAAAACGGGTACAATATTACACATATCGTCATCAATTGCTGTATCATTAGTGTCAGGTTCATCACGAAATGAATTTAATCAACCAGATAATTTTAAAATATTACTACAACTAAGTCAGAGTGCTGATAAACCACCATCTTCGATAGATTTAGATTCGCCAAGCAGTAGTTATCCTGATAATTTAATATTTACATCGTCACATACGCTAAGTAAAAATCATTGGCACCATGTGTGCATCCAATGGTCAAAATCAGCAAATAATTCAGATTGTTCTATTTTCATTGATGATAATGAGTCTACTTTTAACATCCCATCATCATCGCTGTCAGCACATCCTGATAATGAACCAACAGGAATAATTGTCGGTAACTATTATGATGGACCAGGCACTTCTGTAAATCCTAATTTGGGATATATACTCAACTCAAGTTTTGCAACAGAGCAAGGTTTTACAGCGGGTCTTGTTTCAACAACTACTCCCGTAATAAATGCAAAAACATTTTCACACCCTCTGAACGCAGAGATTCATGAGTTAAAAGTATTTAACAAAGTTTTGGCCAACCCAGAAACTTTACTTGAGACAGAGCGTCAAGCAGCTAGAAATAATGGCCCAGGGAGTTTTGATAATTTAGTATTTTATGTGCCACCTTTTTTCTATCCAACAACACCCACAAGAGAAGTTTTAGTAACACCGTTCCAGACAGTAACAAGTACAACAGACGATCCATTTAGCGTTGCATTTTCATACGGCGCAAATGGAAAATCAATTAATTTAGAAAACTTTACAAGAGAATTTGTTAGAGGCAATACACCTCGTTTGCTTGGGTTATTCCCAGAAACAATAAATACTACAATTGAAAATATAACAGCAGATCAATTTATATACGACACAGGATCACATAAAAAAAGAAACATGACAATATTGCCTAATGATAACGGCTTGTTTAAACCTAACTTTTTTGCTCTAGCGTCATCAGATATGTCATCAAGTGCGAAATTTCATCAAAACCCAATGAAAACAAAAGGTTTAGCAGATTATTCTATTATAAGTCTTGAAAATTTAATTCCAAGTGGCACGTTATTTCCGGGTCTAGTCGCAACAAGCGGAAGTATGTATGATGCTGTGGTATCAGCTAGTGCAAACAACCCAGGCGTTACAAGAGGCGCAGTTTTAACAATCGCACAAAGAACTAGAGACAGAAGTAGTAATGAAATAGTAATTTATGACATCTCAAATTTATATTATGGTAATAGAATCCATCCCGGCTCATTCCAGCTGTATGAAAAAGATTTAACTGGCTCTGACGGTAAAATTAAAATAACTTTAAAAGATAATGAACGCGGGTCTTTGTATCGCGCTGATGCAATTACAGAGCATGCAAAATGGAATAATGTAGGTACTGTCTTGTATGATGAGGGGATGGCAGTAATTAAATCACCACATCTTTTGTTTTTTAATAAAAACGAAACAAACGTCACTTTCAGAGGTGAACAAAACTTACATACAATGATATTGAACGTTCCAGCGTTTAAAGAGTTGTTTACTTCATCATCAAATCCTACTTTTACATCAATAAGCCCATCTACCGGCGCAAACAATGAAGATTTATCTACTTTATACATAACTACAGTTAACATTCACGACGATAACTTTAATATTATAATGAAAGCAAACTTTTCACAACCCATCTTTAAAACTGAAGAAGATGAATTCATTATAAGACTTAAAGAGGATTTTTGATTGTTACTAGCATTAGATATATCAACAAGCTGCACAGGATATTGTCTGTTTGACGAGGATAGACTTCTTGATATCGGGTACATAAACCTAAGTAAACATAAGGGGTTGTTCGAAAAAGCCTCACACGTTAAAGATAGAATCCTTAGCTTGAGTCATAAACATAATATTACAAGTATAGTTGTAGAAGAGAATCTACAAGCTTTTCGGCCAGGGTTGAGCTCTGCTAAAACATTAATGACACTAGCGCAATTTAATGGTGTTATTAGATGGATATGTCATGAAAGCTTATCTGTTCCTGTAACATCATTAAACGTAAATTCTGCAAGAAAGCTTGTTGGTTTAAAGATTGATCGTAAAAACAAAGAAAAAAATACAAAACAACAAGTTTTAGAATGGGTTGCAGATAATATGCCTAAAATAGAATGGCCTACTAAAATATTAAAAAGCGGACCTAACAAAGGTAAAGAAAGAACATGTAATGAAGCATATGATATGGCAGATGCTTACGTAATAGGTCGAGCGCATTTAATTGAAAATAAAGCTAATACATGATATACTTCCTACATGGAAATTGTCACAAAACAACAAAAAATTGACGTCTTAGAAGGTATATTTGGCCAGTCCACCTTAGCAAATAGCGGCAAGAATATATCTGTTATATGTCCTGCATGTAAGTCAGATTCAAAATCTAGTTCTAGAAAGAAAAAACTGTCAATATGTTTAAATAAAGGCATTTATCATTGTTGGGTTTGCGAATCAAAAGGTCACAACATTGCTAAATTTGCAATACGAAATACTTTTGTTAATAAAAGCGATATTGCAATTCTAAATGAACTATTTTCATTTGACGAAAACAAAGAAGAAAAAGAACCTGAATATATTCTAAGACTACCTGAAGACTTTTGTTTACTCGTTAATGCAACAGGCAGGATGGGAAAGGTTGCTACAAGCTATCTACACAAACGAGGTTTAACACAGAGCGACTTTCTACGTTATAAAATAGGAATAAGTAGCGAATATGAATTTAACAACAGAGTGATATTCCCGTCATTCTGTAACGATATGAAATTAAATTACTTTTTATCTAGAACGTATGACGATAATCAATTTAGAAAGTATAAGAATTGCAAAATCCAGCGAAAAGATATTATTTTTAATGAACATTTAATTGAGTGGGATAAACCGATCATTTTAGTTGAAGGCGTCTTTGACGCAATTAAGGCTGGAGACAATTCTGTGCCAATGCTAGGTAGCTGGATCGACGAAAGTCACTATTTGTTTAAACGAGTTGTGCAAGAGCAGGCACCTGTTATATTGGGATTAGATCCTGATGCAATTGACAAAACCATGAAGATTGCTAAAAACTTTATGCAATTTGGAATAGACGTGAAAATCACTAATCATAAAGAAAAAGACTTTGGAGCTATGGGAAAAGAAGAAGCAAATTATTATATACAATCTGCGAAGAAGTATGAACTTACTGATAGAATAGGATATTTAATAAAAGGTATCAGTTCAGGTTCGATATTTTAGGAGAAACAATGAGTAAATTAACAAATTCTAAACTTCGTAGAATGATTATGCAAGAATTAACAAGAATTGTAGGGGAAGATGCATTAGTTGACCCGGGAAGCGACGCACATGTAACAGGTGCAAGTGATGATTCTAAAGTACTTCTTGGAAAGGAATCAGTTTGTGAAAAATGCGGTGGGATGATATATGAAGACAAGTGTATGGAATGCGGTTATGTTAACAACCAAATGGTTTCAGAAGGCGATTGTGGTTGCAGCACTTGTGCTGGCTGTGATGGTAGTAGCACTGATCACTATGATGATGACAATAACAGTACTGATTATTCATTAGACTCAATGCTTGGAATGGGCGCAACTTCAATGCATATAGACTTACCAAAACATAGTAATGTAGAAAAACACGGACATAACAACTATATGGCTAAACCAGCACTATATAAAGTTGCAAAATATGCACAGAAACTTTTACATATGATACCAGATGGATATGAATTAGATGATTGGCAGCGATCTAAGATTGCACAAATATCTGACGATATATCAGAAGTGTATCATTCGTTAGATTATGACTTTTACGATGATGAAGATTAATGACATCGATAAGAAAATTATTTGAAGCAACAAAGCATGATATAGATGCTGATCACTTAGATAGACTTTCACGAAAATATCGATATTTTGATAGCAATTGTTCCAATGATATTCCTAAGATTAAGCATCCAAGCGAAAAAAGCATTGAATTTACAAAAGATTTAAATGAAGTAGTAAGATGCTACAGTAACCCTTGCCTTTCTACTAAGTTCTTGCATAATAGTGATGATTCTGTTGAAAGTATTTTTAAAAAGTATTGCAAAGAAAATGGTTATAGCTTAATTGATTGGGACAAAATAAAAAATGTTTTAAAAGATGTAGATACAATTGTTTTAAAACTAAAATATGAAAATAATCGACCTAGACCGTTACATTACCTTGGAAACTTAGCTGATAATGATTATCAAGTAAAGTATAAAAAATCGCCAAGTTTTCCAAGCGGACATACAGCAATTGCATACTTTTTATGTGATGTAATATCAAATAGTATACCTGAAATACAACAAGATTTGCAAACACTTGCATCGTTAGTAGGACAGACAAGAATAGAAAATGCTGTTCACTTTCCAACAGATATTGATTACGGACGACTAGTAGGTGAAACATTGGCAAATTTATTTTTAAATCATGATGACAGTAAAATTAGCGCTGGATTAAAAACAAAAAATTATCGTGAATTTGGTACTAGACTCTGTGACAAAGCACAAGAAGTGTATAGTAACGACATTGAAATTGATGCATATGAAAACTATGCACGTGACATGGCCGACTTTTTGTATCGAACAAACGAGATAGAGTTTTATAAAACACCGTATGCTGAATGTTTAGAAGCAGCAAAACACACAATGATGGGTTTCCCTAGTTGTTATACAACAAAAAATAAACACATACAATCTCAGCTTGATGGGTTAGTAATGTCAAACAAGTGTGGTACTATTGACAACAACTACAAGGTGATAAGGATTCATGAGTGTTTTTTGCCGTCTATTTTAGAAAAAGGCGCACCAGGAGAATTTCGTAATTTTTCTCACAAATCAAGGGCAGGTGTTCAGTTTCCCGAACCTAAAGATTTGCATAAAAAGTTAAATACATGTCACAGTTATAAAGATAGTGCTTGGGTTAGACATTTAATGTATGAGTATATACATCCTTTTTGTGATGGTAACGGTCGTTCAGGGCGGATTATTTTAGTAAATGATTTAGATTATAATTTTTCAGCAGCCAACAATCTAATTGGTCACAATTATATAGCTTCTATTATTAATCAGATGGACGCAAAAAAATTAGAAAAGTTGTTGTAGTGTAACTCTTGATTTTGCATAATATAATAAAGGCGTAGGAGAAAATATGCCACGCAAACTTAAAAGAAACCAGTTAAAACATATCAAAGAAGCACTAAATCAACAGATTATCGAAGAGGTAGCTGAAGAGGTTCAGATTGAAGAAGAAAAGATGTCAAAAGATGATATTAAAAAGATTTTTAAAGATTCCGCGCAACCTGAAGAAATCAAACCTAGTAAGAAGAAACGTGTTACTAAAATAAGACAAAATCTTCGAAAAGAAAAAGCGATACCACAGAAAACTGTAGCTTGGCAACATGAAGTAGGTGACTTGGTACATATTCCTAAAAAAGCCAACCGTGTAGACGATGACGGGTATGGAATAATAATTAGTATGTCAGATCCTGAAATACACGGCGCAGAAACAAAAATGAATGATTCTCGTTCTTTAGTTTTTTCACCCGTTGGAAGAAGCTGGTACTATACTAAAAATTTAAGAAAAGTGTAACTATAAAAGAGATAATTTATAATATAACCATAATAAAAAAACCAAGGAGAAAAAATGGATATTAAGACATTTGTCCAAGTCATTTCAAAACTACCACCACAGATCGCAGTTCTTGCAAAAGGCCCTACAGGAATTGGCAAATCACATATTGTGCACCAAGTTGCTGATCGATTAGAAATGGAAGTGATTGATCGCAGATTATCACAAATGACAGAGGGTGACATTATTGGTTTGCCTGAATTGGTCGACGGAGTTACACGCTTTGCACCGATCGATTGGTTTGTTCGTGCTTGTAACGAACCTGTTGTCTTGTTCTTTGATGAATTAAATCGTGCAACTATTGAAGTGCAACAGTGTGCCTTTCAAATTGTACTTGATAGAGAATTAAACGGACATAAACTTCATCCAGCAACTCGTGTTTACGCAGCGATAAATGAAGGAAGTGAATATCAAGTAACAGAAATGGATCCAGCTTTGCTGAGACGTTTCTTTGTTGCTAGTTTAGAACCTACTGCACAAGACTGGTTGGCTTGGGCACGTAAAAGTAGAAGAATTGATCCTTTAATGATATCTTTCATTGAAAAATATCCAGCACGACTTCGTCATACAGGTCAGATGGAGCCTGGAAAAGTATATCCGAATCCTGCTTCTTGGGATCGATTAGATACAGCATTGACATATGCTGGGTTTGAACCTTCAAAATCAGGAGGAGACAATTATAATCCATTAATGTACTCAATGTGCACTGGTTTTCTTGGTGAGGAGTCAACAATTGCATTCGTGGATTATGTTAAAAATCATGAAATAAAATTCAGTGCGCAAGATGTTCTAAATGATTTTGATACTAAAAAAGACTTAATTTCTAAATTATCAACAGACAAAAAGAATGACTTGCTAAATATTATCATAACTTATACAGTCAATAATGAAGTATCTATTGTGCAAGTTCAAAATGCTTGTGATTTTGTTAATACATGCGCTGATGAAATGTTAGTTAACTTTATGAATATGATTATGGAAACAAAAAACTTGCCAACAATTAGAAAGTTTCACAAACTTCTAGGTACTAAAGTTGTAGATGTAGTTAACGCTGCAAATACTATTGTGTAACCAACTAAATTGTGGTTTATAATAAATTACAAACGGAGGTTATATGAGCAAAGAAACATTAGAAGAAGTAGAGTTAATATCAAAAGAAAAATTTGACAAAATAATGTTAAAATTTCTAATAGACGAGCCTTTCTTTTCAGATATAATGCGTTATATTCGTAAAGAGATGACAGATAAAATACCAACAGCAGGGGTTTTGTGCAAAGACGATACAATTGTAATGTACTGGAACCCTAAGTTTGTTTCTAAGTTACCTGTACGTCATATGTTTGGGTTGCTTAAACATGAGTGTTATCATTTAATATATCAGCATTGCACATCTAGAAAACAAGAGCCCCACTTAATGTGGAATATTGCTACTGATTTAGCTATTAATTGCACACTACTCTCATCTGAATTACCTGATGGTGGCTTGGTCCCGGGAAAAATCATTTCAACCCCTGAAGATACTTCTCATTTACCAGCTGAATTGCTTAAACAATCACAAAAACTATCTGATTTTATTGCTTCATTACCCTCGTATAAGTCTGCTGAGTGGTATATGGAAACAATTATGAACAATGATGAAATACAAAAAGTAATTCAAGATACAATGGGTCAAAAATCAATCATGGTTGGTAAACCTGGTGACGGTGAAGGCGAAGGGCAACAAGGTACAACAGCAGGATTTGATTATCATTTTGATACAGAAAGTATGGAAGAAGGTGATAAAGCCTTGATTGATGCAAAAGTTAAAGATATCATAGCAAAAGCAACTAAACGTGCTGATAGAACAGAAAGTTGGGGTTCGGTAAGTTCAGAAACAAGAGCTCAGATAAGATCAATGATGCATAAAGAAATTGACTGGAAAACAGTTCTTAGGTATTTTTGTGGTACAAAACAACGAGCAAATCGTTCCCGTAGTTTTAGAAAAATTAATCGAAAATATCCATATATACACCCAGGTCGTAAAACTAGTCACACTTCAAATATTGTTATCTATATCGATCAATCAGGTTCAGTAGGCGATGATGATTTAGAATTGCTTTTTGGTACACTTAATGATTTAGCATCTAGGGTAACTTTTACTTGTTATCACTTTGATACGTCTGTTGATAATAATAGTAAATATATTTGGAAAAAGAATAAAAAAGTTGACAGACCCTATCGAACACGTTCAGGCGGTACTTGCTTCAATGCAGCTGAAGATCACTATAGAAAGATATCAGGTGAGTATGATGGCTATATTGTTATGACAGATGGATATGCACCTAAACCTAAAACTTGTATATCCAAGAGATGCTGGGTATTATTACCAGGTATTAAACCTTCATTTCTAATTGATAGTAGAGATACTGTCGTATTGATGGAGCAAAATAAAACATAGGAGAGACGTGTGAGAATATTACATATTGCTGATGTACACTGGCGAGGATTATCCAGACATCAAGAATACGTGTTAGCATTCAAAGACTTGTTTAGACAAGCACAAGAGTTAAAACCTGATATCATTTACATTGGTGGTGATATTGTTCATTCTAAGACCCAAGGAATATCCCCAGAGTTAATTGAGTGTTTATGTTGGTGGTTTAATGGTTTGGCAGAAATAGCGCCAACACATGTTATTCTGGGGAATCATGATGGGTTAATTTTAAATAAGGATAGACAAGACGCAATCACGCCGATTATTGAAGCAATTGATAATCAAAACATCTTTCTATACAAGGATTCAGGAACATACGAGTTTGCTCCAGGTTTTGAGTGGTGTGTTTTGTCCTGTTTTGATGAAGAAAACTTCAACAAGGCTGTGCCAAGTAAAGACAAAATTAGTATTGCATTATATCATGGTGCTGTAAGAGGTAGCTTGACTGATGTTGATTGGCAACTTGAAGGTGAGTCGGATTTAGACTTATTTAAGAGTTACGACTTTTCATTGCTAGGTGACATTCACAAAAGACAGTTTCTTAACAAGAAGGGTACTGTAGCTTATTCAGGCTCAACAATTCAGCAAAATTTTGGTGAAGACAGCGAAAAAGGCTTTCTGTTGTGGGATATTAAAACAGCAGATGAATTTTCAGTTGAATTTTATGAGGTAGAAAATCAATATCATTTTGTAACAGTAGACTGGCAAGGTGACGTACAAAAAACTGTTAATAAATGTAGAGAGTATCCTAATTTGTCACGCTTTAGAATTAGGGCAGACAATTACATAAGTCAAGCAGATGCACGAAGATTGCAAAAAATCTTAACAAAACAAAAAGCAGCAACAGAAGTAGTTTTTAAAGTTGACTCTAAGTTTGACGCTGATAAGATAAAAACCTCAGGGAAGGGAGGTTTGACAATTGATTTAAGAAACCCAGAAAAGCATAAAGAACTTTTACGTGAGTATTATAAGAATAATATACTTGTACCAGATGACTTAAACAAGTTAGATGATCTAGTTGATAGAAGTTTATCTGAAATAATTCAATCTGATAGTGACTTACGTAATGTTAAATGGGCAATCAATAGTTTAAAATTTGATAATTGTTTTTCATATACTGATAGTAACTATATAAATTTTGAAAATATGCCAGGAATTACAGGTATCTTTGGTAAGAATGCTCGTGGCAAGTCATCAGTAATAGGTACTATAGCGTATGCATTATTTAACACATCTGATCGTGGATCTATTAAAAACATTCATTTAATCAATACACGAAAAAATGCATGCAAGGTTGAACTAGATATATCAATTAATAATGTACCTTACCGTATTATTAGAAAAACTGTCAAGAAGCAAACAAAGAAGAATATTTGGGCACCTACGACACTTAAACTTTATCGATTAAATAAAACAGGTGACATACTAGAAGATTTAACAGAAGAGCAACGTCGAGAAACAGAGAAGATTATTAGAGGTATGATAGGTTCTCCAGAAGAATTCTTGATGACATCACTTGCGTCACAAGGTGATATGAACAACTTTATTAAAGAAAAGGCAACAGCAAGAAAGGCGATATTAACAAACTTTCTTGACTTAACTGTTTTTGATTCGATGAATGAATTTGCAAAAAAAGAGTGTGCATTATTAAAACAGCAAGCTTCAATAATCAATAAAGGCGATTGGGATAAACAAATCAGTATTAAAGAAAGTAGTATTGGTACTATAACATTGTCAATTGAAACTGAAGAACAAAATATAACAAAACTTAAAAAAGACTATGAAACATATGTTAAAGAATTGCATTCAAACACTGTTGCAGACTATATTAGCGAAAATGAAGTTGCAAATTCAAAAAGCAAGTGGATAAAGAGTGTTAAACATGTTGAAAAAGCAGAAAATCAGCTTGATCATCTAAGAGATGAAACATTTGATACTGAACAAAAAATAGAAAAAGTTGAACTATTCTTGTCAAATTTTAATGTAGAAAAAATTAAAGAAAAAAGAGATGCTCAGAAAGATGTCACTAGATTATTGAGTGATATGCAAAATGATTTAAAAATAGAAAGAAAAGAACTTGATTCTATAGAAAAGCTTAGTAAGAAGCTTACACCTTGTGATTGCGTTGAGCACTTACCTGATTGTAGATACATGAAAAAATCAAATGAAAGCAAACAAAAGTTCAATAAACAGAGAGATAAAGTAACTGCATTAAAAGTTAAAGTTGATGATTTAAATATAGCTTTTAGAAAGCTAGGTAAAGAAAATTATGATGAACAACTTGACAAATACAATACAATTGTTCAAAGAAGATCAGCATTAATAACATCTATAACTGAAGCTAGAATCAAAATTAACGGATACGAAAAGGATATTGAAAATATTAACCCACTAGTTCCTGAAAGAAGAAGTAGATATGTTGATTTAAAAGAAAAGTTTGATAATCAAGACTCAAATGATGGCCAGCTTCTTTTAGAAAGAAAAATAAAGCAAACAAATAATGACATTAAGTGTGGTGATAAAAATAGAACAGCATTAATTACTAAATTAGCAAAAGAAAAAGCTGAGAAAAATCTATTAGCAAAGCAAAAACAAGAATTTGAAAGAATAAACAAATCTTTACGAGCATATAATTTATTCCTGCAGGCAACATCTAATAAAGGTATTCCTGTGCAAATAATTCACTCAATGTTACCACAAATCAACGCTGAGATATTAAAAATTTTAAAAGGCGTTGTAGGTTTTACAGTAGAACTTGAAGCTGATTTGGAAAGTAATTCAATGGATATCTTTATTAATTACGGTGACAGTAAAAGAATTGTTGAGCTAGGTTCTGGTATGGAAAAGATGATGGCATCGTTAGCAATACGTGTTGCTTTGATTAATGTATCATCGTTACCTAAAACAAGTATGTTAATGATTGATGAAGGTTTTGGCACTTTAGATGAAACAAACTTAGAAGCTTGTGGTAAACTATTACAGTCACTTAAAAAGTGGTTTAAGAATATCTTAGTTATCTCACATATTGATGCAATCAAGGACATTGTTGATAACAATATTGATATTATGAAAAAAGGCAAAGATTCATATGTTTATCATCCCTAAAATTAAAGTTATTGGGAAGTTTAAAAAAGAAAGGTTTTATTGTACAATATGTCATTATCCTCTTTTATCTTCTGAAGATTTTGAGAAGGATGATAAGTATGAATGCTGTCATGAATGCTATTTAAAATTTGTTGAGTCTCGAAGAGAAGCATGGAAAAGTGGTTGGAGACCAAAAAAAGCAGATGTGAATAGTTATATATCTATAAGACGTAAGCTTTATAAGCAATCTAGTAAGGAGAAATAAAATGTCATTAAGTTTTGAAGAAGTAAATGTGTTAGGTAATATAATTAACGACACATATGGTAAAAGTTCAACTACCAGTCCCTGGCCATCGTCGCATGGTGACTACGCAGGTTCAACTAATACAACCAAGGTGACGCTACAAGGTGAAATTTTGTCAGTAACCTCAATTGCAGTTGTAAACTTAGGACCGGTTCACCATCAACACCAAGTAATTCAGACTACTGAAGCAGAATTAAATCAGTATATTAACGCAAAAATGAAAATGATTAAATCAGAATTTAAAAAGAAAGATAACGCAGGTCGTGCTTTAAAAGTCAAAGAACAAAAAGACAAAAGAACGACTGATGTGCAAGATATTAATTTTTATGCTGAAACAAGACAAGCGTATGTATACAGAAGAGCGTACTTCGAGATTAGCTAATGGCAAGATTGACCAAACAAGCGCAAGTAAAAGAAATAATTAAGTGTGGTAAAGATCCAAATTATTTTTTTAAAAACTACTTGAAAATACAACACCCAACAAGAGGATTAATTCCTTTTGATATGTACCCCTTTCAGGAAGAGTGTGTAGAAGAGTTTAACGATCATAGGTTTAATATCATTCTTAAGTCTAGACAGCTAGGTATTTCTACCCTTACTGCTGCTTACTCTGTATGGATGGCAATATTTAAAAAAGAAAAGAACATCCTTGTTATCGCGACAAAACTAAAAGTGGCACAAAACTTTATCATTAAAGTTAAAACAATGATACGTTCTTTACCAAAATGGCTACTTTTACCTGAAATTGTATCAAACAATAAACAAGAAATAATGTTTAGTCACGGATCACAAATCAAGGCAATCCCTACCTCAGATGATGCAGGTCGTTCTGAAGCACTATCTTTGCTAGTCATTGATGAAGCAGCTTTTGTAAGAAATTTTGATACAATCTGGACAGGTATATACCCTACAGTCTCAACAGGTGGTCGTGTTATTATTTTATCAACGCCTAATGGTGTTGGTGGGCAGTATCATAAACTATACACACAAGCTGATGCTGGATTAAATGAATTTAATCCAATAAAACTAATGTGGGATGTCCATCCAGAACGCGGCGAGGATTGGTTTAAACAGGTTACAGCAAACATGTCTAAAAGACAAATTGCTCAAGAATACCTATGTGACTTTGCCATCTCTGGTGAGACATATTTGGACGGTGTAACATTAGAATGGTTAAATGGTATTATAACACCACCTAAGATTAGAGAGGGACCAGATAACAACGTCTGGATATGGAAACAGCCTTTAAGTGAGAATGAGTATGTAATATCAGCTGATGTTTCTCGAGGAGACGCAAAAGATTATTCAACTTTTCATGTCATAGACGTAAATGAGTCTGAAGTTGTGGCTGAGTATAAAGGTAAAATTAGACCTGATACTTTTGCTGAGTTAATAAATGTTTATGGTTTAAAATATAATAAGGCTTTAGTATGCCCAGAAAACAATAGTTATGGTTACGCAACAATTTTAAAATTACAAGAACTAAAGTATCCTAGACTTTATTATAAACGAAGAAAAGGTGCCTATATAGGTGGTTATGTTCCCCAACAAACACCCGATGTTGCCGGATTTAATACTAATGGAAAAACTCGAGGGCAAATCTTGGCAAAATTAGAAGAAGTTTTAAGAAATAAGCAACTCGCTGTATACTCTTCTAGATTTTATGAGGAATTAAAAGTGTTTGCTGTAGGTACAGATGGTAGAGCTTCTGCTCGAAGAGGTTATAATGATGATTTAGTCATGAGCTTGGCAATTGGTTCTTGGTTATTTGATGCATCAGCTGATTATAGTAAGAATTCTAAAGTATTAAATGATGCAATGCTAAAAGGGATGTCGAGAATTACAAAACCATATGATGGTACTCCAGAAGCAGCAACAACTCCTATTATGAGGTATGGTAATAAAGACCAGACAAATAGAGACGGCAGATCTAATTTCAATACAAGCGCTGATGCAAAGGCTAGACAAAATATAAAAGACCATAAATGGTTATTTTAGGTAGGATAAATGGCAGAAAATAATAGTAGAAATTTATTTAAAAGATTGACGAGATTGTTTAGAAGTGGTCCTGTTGTTAAAAGAAATGTTTTAAAAAATACAGATAAAAATTATACATCAACCGCATTTGATCAATTTAGAAAAAACCAGTCTAATGTATATAGCAATGCAATGTCTGCATATGGTACTTATGATAGAATGGCCAGATATTCTGATTTCTCTGAAATGGAGTATACACCTGAAATTGCGAGTGCACTCGATATATACTCAGAAGAATCAGTATCATCTGATGAAGCAGGTAAAACTTTACACATCTATTCTGATAACTCAAAAATAAGACAAATTCTTCATGAACTATTTTATGATACATTAAATGTTGAATTTAACATGTCGTCTTGGGTTAGAAATTTAGTAAAATATGGAGACTGTTTCCTCTTTAATGACGTTAGTCCAAAGCATGGTGTAATTAATTGTTTTCCTTTACCGATATCAGAAGTCGAGAGAGAAGAAGGCTTCGATCCTAACGATCCAATGGCAGTAAGGTTTAGATGGGTAACACAAGGAAATCAAGTTTTAGAGAACTGGCAAGTATCTCACATGCGTTTGTTAGGAAATGATGCATTTTTACCTTACGGTTCCTCAGTTTTGGAACCCGCTAGAAGAATATGGCGCCAAATGATATTGTTAGAAGATGCAATGTTAGTACATAGAATCGTTCGCGCGCCTGGTCGTAGAGTGTTTAAAATTGACGTTGGTAACGTTCCACCAGAAGAAGTTGCAAATTATATGGAACAAGCACAATCTAGTCTTAAACGAACATCAATTATAGATAAGCAAACCGGTCGGGTAGATTTAAGATATAATCCGCTTTCAATTGATGAGGATTATTTCATCCCAGTTCGAGGCTCTGACTCTGGAACAGATATAGTTACACTTGGCGGCGAAACAATTCAAGGCGAAACAAGCGATGTGGAATATATTCAGAAAAAGTTATTTGCTGCACTTAAAATACCAAAAGCTTATTTAGGCTATGATGAAGGATTAGGTGCAAAAGCTACTTTATCACAAGAAGATATACGTTTTAGTAGGACAATTGCTAGAATTCAAAGAACTGTACTATCAGAAATGAACAAATTAGCAATTGTGCACTTATATTGTAATGGTTTTAGTGACGAAGATCTATTAGACTTTAAATTAATGTTATCTAATCCATCAACAATAGCACAACAGCAAAAACTAGAATTATATAAAAGTAGATTTGATACAGCAGGAACTGCATTAGGCATTGCAGGCATTGTAGATAGAAATTGGGTTCAAAAAAATATATTAAGATTTTCTGATGAAGAAATAAAAGCAATCAATTCTGGAATGCAAAAGGACAAGGTTAGAGACTTAAAACTTGAAGCAACACAAATCACAGCACCTGAAGGTCCGGAGAATCCAGGCGCTGCAGCACCTCAGTTTGACGGAGGAAATGTTGAACTTGGAGCTGGTGGTATTGACTTAGATTCTCTATCTGAACAGCAATCTATAGAAGATGATGACTTTCCAATTAAAGTTCAAAAATTAATTGAATTGAATATTAGCGGGCTTGATGATGATGATGAAGAAGAAGACACAAATGAAGAAACTAAAACTAAAAGCTCAAATAAAAAGTATAACAATACTAAAAAGTATAATAATACGGGCGTTAATCCGTCAATGAAGCCAAGAAAAAGAGATGATCCTGTTGATGCAGGTATGAGTAAGCTAAAGTATGATTTAAAAACAGCAACAAAAACGCCTAAACCGCCTAAACCACCATCTGTAAAAGATTTATTCGAATCAGATACTGATGACAATAATGAGTTAAGCTTCAATATTGAAGACTACTTAGATGAACAAATTAGTGTTAACGCAACAATGAATAGCACTTTAAAATCGACATTACAACGTTTTGATAATACTTATGGTACGCGTCAACGTGACGTTAATAATTCAATTATAATTTCTGAGAACAATTCATCAGGAGAAGATAAAGATGAAACATAATAAAAAAAGAAATGTTGGTATAATTTACGAACTACTACTTAAGCATATTTGTACAAAACTTTTAGAAGGTAACAAGAAAGAAGCTAAAGTAGCAACAAAAATTATTGAAAATCATTTCAAACAAGGCACTGAATTGTATAAGGAGTTTCGACTTTTTAATGCACTTGCTCAATCTAGTATAACAAATACTCATACAGTAGCATCAATACTTAATGAAGCAAAAATAGCTAGTACTAGATTAAACAAGAAAAGCTTAGAAAAAGAAAAGTCTGCTTTATTGCATTCGATTAATCATAGAATTGCTGATAATGATTTTTATTATAGAAGCATTACTGATTATCGTGATTTAGGCTTAGTACAGTTGACATTAAATGAATGGCGCAAAAAAGATAAAGACATAAAACGTTTGGTCGATTTAGAGACACGTTTAGGTGAATTACTATTGCGTGAAAAAAATAAAGTTAGTGAACAAAAATATGATGCAACTCATAGTGATAGATTAGTTCTTAAAATTATGACAGAAAAATTTAATCGTCGTTATGGCGAAGAATTAACTAGAGATCAAAAGAAAATCATTGAAGGCTATGTGTTTTTATCTGACAAAGAGCCTCAAAAATTGCAAGAATTTTTTGAAATAAAAAAGTCTGAAGCTATGCATAATTTGGAAAGCTTTGAAGATAAGTCTGATAATCGATATTTGCTTTCAAAGCTTGATGAAGTTCGTAAAAAAATTAACGAGTTAGCTTCTAATGAAATTGATGATAAAAATGTTGTTAAGTTTTTGACTCTGACAAAAATGATAAGCGAAATTAAAAAGGAGTTATAAGATGACTGCAGAATTAAACGTTTTAAGAGAGTGGACACCAATTTCTTGTTCAAAAGAAATGTTAAAAGAGTCAAAAGAAAAATATGGCAAAATAATGTTAACTGGGATTATTCAAAAAGCAAACACTCTTAATCAGAACGGTAGAGTATATCCTAGACCTATTTTAGAAAGAGAGATTATGAATTATCAAAAGATGATTCGCGAAAATAGAGCACTTGGTGAATGTGATCACCCTGATTCATCTGTCGTTGAGCTTAAAAACGTCTCTCATATAGTTCGCGAAGCTTACATGCGAGGCGACGATGTTTTTGGCAAAATTGAAATTCTTGACACACCCAGCGGTAAAATTATTCAATCTTTGATTGAGAGTGGTATTACACTAGGTATTTCTTCTCGAGGTGTCGGGTCAACAACTGCGCAAGGTGGTAATCAAATTGTTCAAGACGATTTTCAATTAATTTGTTTTGACATGGTTTCAGAACCTTCAACTCCAGGGGCATTTATGTTAAAAGAACATAAGGTTCATAGAAAAGACTTAGATAAAATCTTTAACCAGACAGATAAAATAGATAGAATGTTTAATGAAATTTTGAGGTGGGAATGAATAATAAGCGTAAAATGGCACTTAAGCACATTGTTAAAGAGTGTTTAATTGAAATATTAGCAGAAGGTTTAGTAGGTAATAAACAAGCAACTATAAGCGAATCAAGAGAGCTTCGTGGTGCAATGCAAGAATCTTACGAGCGTGAGCCAAATATAAAAACTAGAACTATTAATGAAAGTAATTTATCACAGCCAACACAAGTTACAAAATCACAACACAAAACACACGGTCGTAAAAGTTATCTTGACAGTATGAAGTTGGGTGTTGATGCAGCTAGTGAAAAAGAAAATATTAAACAAAGAGTGCGTGGCATTACAAGCGACCCGATAATGAGTGATATTTTGGCAGATACAGCAATAACAACACTTAGAGAACAAAAAGAAAGCAGACGTTCCGGTCCTAGTGTGATGGCTGGAGGTGATGCTGCAGCAAAAATTGTTGATCAATCTTCACCTGAAGACTTGTTTGGTGGGCAAGCAAATAAATGGGCAAATTTAGCTTTTTCACCAGCAATAAGAAAATGATAAAAATCTTTTTTAGTTGATAGTTATGTTTGTGACAGCGGAGATATTATGCGACGTATTATGAAACTTACACCCAGTGTAATAAAAAGAATAATTGCTGAAGAGCGAGAAAAGCTAGCAAAAGAAAGACAAACAAAACTTTTTGAGCAGTTAAAGCTACTTAAGAAATTAAAAAATAGACATATGAAGTCTATGTTAGAAGCAAAAGAGCTTCATGAAGCAAAGAAGCTTTTGCTAAAAAGAATTAAAGGAGCTAAGTAATGCCTGATCAAAGACAAACTATAGTTCAGCCGGCTGCAGCAGCTAATAAAAGTAAAGGTGCACGAAAAGATATTAATCTTCGTGCTGCTTTTCCTGATTCTCCTATTTTTAAAGGTGAACTAACTGATGAAGAAAGAAGAAAGTTATACCAAGAATTAGCATTAGACGGCGTTGTTAGTAATGGCCATGGCGTTAATACTTTTGATAGAGATTACAAAGGTACAACACAAAATCCCGTTCCTAATTTAGAAGATGTTCAAACTGGTGGCGGCGGATTACCTTCCTCACCATACATTCCAAACCTAACATCCCCTGGTCCAGGCAGTATTAATGCGGCAGATATGCCCGAATACGCTGGTGAACTTCCAGATGCAGAATTTAACAATGAATTTGGAAGCGGTAAAGGTGGATTAGTTTCACCTGCAGAAACATCAGCAGAAATTGCTAAACAAGGTACCTTAGGTACTTATATTTCTGGAAGATCATATCAAGGTTCGGATGGGAAAGCGTAGTAATCTATACGAAATTTATTTCGGACCTATAGGCGGCATTGGATCATCAATTGGTAATAAATTAAAAAATGGACCACGTGGAAGCATGCACTCTACCGGTGATCCATTAGTACTTGATGCAGAATTTGAAGATGAATCCGACTTAGATGATCTAGACGATGAAGATGATATAGATGTATTATCAAAAGTGCGACAAAGTATGTCTGTTAATTCTGTAGATATAGGTAGAAGGAATCCAGGTAATACATCGTATGATAATATAGGTTATGCTTATGGAATGGTTGCAGAAATAACAGGAAAGGCCTCACGTAATAACGATCCAGTAAAGAAACATTCACAAAACTTGGCCAGAATAAGAGACGCAGAGAAATCAAAGGAAGCAACACATACAACAATGGCTGTGCAAGGTGTATCTCCTAATATGACTTATAGAACATCAAAGGGTGGAAAAGCAAAAAAGACATCCTATAGCTCTGGAACTTATCCAACTAGTCACCGTCCTCGTGTTGATATGACTGCGACTAGATACGGCATATCAAGAGCTCCACTTCCAAGACATAACGAACTAGACGATAATCCTATCTTTTCGTTAAATGATTTATTAGACAAACATGAAGTATCATTAGCAAAACACACAAGTAACGTTAATCGTATAAGAAATACAATAAACGAGTTAAATGATAATTTTTATGATATTTAATAATCAGCTAAATAATTAAATACAGAGCAAGAGGTTTATAAAATGAGTAAACTATTCGAAGAAGCAATAGCAGACGCAAAAAAACTTAAAGAGGTAGCAGAGGAAAACGCTAAAAAAGCGATCCTTGAGTCAGTGACACCTCAGATACGTGAGTTTATTGAGGAACAATTGTTAGCAGAGAAAGATGATCAAGATGATGTAACTGAAGAAGCTGAAGAAGCTGAAGAAGTACAAAAAGAAACTCTTGACGAAGAAGTTTATCTTGACGAGGGTGCTTTGGCATCTTTAGTTGAGTTAATTGGTGAAGAAAATTTAGATTCTCTCAATGAGTCTAAGTCACAGGAAGCACTTTTTAGTGCTGTAAAAGGTGCAGTTTCCACTATGGATGATGTCCAGCGTGAAAAACTGTTAAATTTATCGCACAAATTAAATGAAAGTGCTAATCATTTATCTAAGACTAAGACAAATAAAGGAGAAGATATGTCTAAGAAGTATTATGAAGTTGACCTTAGAGCACTGAGGGAAGCGTTACAAATAGAAGAAGAAGTTGCAGATGAAGCTGAAGAAGCTTCTGAGATGGCTGATCCAGCAATGGAAGAAGATGTTACAAATGAACTTTATGAAGAGTTTGCACACCTTCTTGAACAAGACGATGATCTTGAAGTTGCTGATGATGAAATGGATGCACCAGACGAAGATGAAACAGGTGATATGCTTTCTAAAGAAGAAGTTGAAGCTGCAATTAAAGGATTGATGGCTGAATTAGAAATAGACGAATCAGATGAAGCTCCTCCATTAGATATGCCAGATATGCCAGACGATTTAGACGTAGATATAGAAGAAGTTGAAGATGAAGAAATTAATGAAGTTTTTGAAGTTGATCAACAAATATTACGTCAAGAATTAAACAGAATTAGAAAAATGGTTGCTGAAGGTAAAGTTGATCACCAATTTGGTGGTAAAGGCGGCGGAAAAGCCGGTGTCAATGGTGCTTACGGTGGTAGCGGAAATGGAAAAGCAGGTGTTAAGGGTGCTTTTGGTGGTGGAAAAGAAGGACAAGATCCTTTCGTTAACCCTCCTCAAATAAATAAACTTAACGAGGCAATTCGCCAACTGAGACGCAAAAATCGTTCTCAGAAAGAGAAACTGACCAAATACAGAGGGGCTGTTAATACTCTTCGTGAACAGTTGGAAGATCTCAATTTATTCAATGCTAAGCTTTTATATGTTAACAAATTGTTGCAGAACAAAAGTCTTAACGAAAATCAGAAAAAGTCTGTTATCAAGGCTTTGGATGAAGCACAATCATTGACTGAAGCAAAATCTTTGTATAAGTCATTAACTGAAACGTTTAGTCGTGGAAGTCGTGAAACTCTATCAGAATCTCGTGTTCTTGGTAGCTCTTCTCGTCCAACCACTTCTTCTCAGTCAAGCGCAACATCTAATAACGGTGAGTTAAGTAGATGGCAACGTTTGGCCGGTTTATAAAAATAAATAAGAACTCAAACTATTCATAAAGGAGAATTATCATGAGTAAATCATTTACTTTGAATCAGTTGACAGAAGGAATCCGTGATCGTCACGTAGGCCAAGAGTCATCTAGAATTCAAGAAAAGTGGACCAGAACAGGTCTACTTCGCGGCCTTAAAAGCCATCATCGCGAAACAATGTCACGTCTACTTGAGAACCAAGCGGCTCAAGTTCTTCGTGAATCAAGTACATTAGGTGGCGGTGGAAACTCCCCAGCTGATTCAGGCACAATCGATGGATTTTCTAACATCGCATTTCCAATCGTTCGTCGTGTATTCGGTGGGTTGGTTGCTAATGAATTGGTATCAATTCAACCTATGTCTCTTCCAAGTGGACTTCTATTCTACTTAGATTACACATATGGTTCTGATGTTGGTGGTTCTACTGATGAATCAACTCTTGTAGATGGTGCACCTCTAGCTTCTACTTATTCTAAAGGGCAATCAATCTATAATAACCCAGCAGGTAAAGGTGTTCGTACAGGTTCAGATGCAACCGGTGGACAATATGACTTAGTTGGTACATCGTACTCACAAGTACATGAAACTGGTGTCGCAGTATCAGGACTAATGCTAGCTTCTGGTTCTTGGGGCGCAGCTGCTGGACAATCTCACACTGCCGGCGCATTAATGGGTAGATCAGGTTCAGATGGTAAGTTAATCCAATTTGATCCACAAGTTTCAACTGATATGGAAGCAGGCGGACAGTATACAGGTATCGTGGTTGATATTGACAACGCTGTTTGGGCAGGCCTAGACAACACTCAAGTTAAGTCAATATCTCTTTTCGCTAGAGACGGTGCTACTTATACTGGATTAACTGCTCCTGGCGCATCATTCCAAGCTGGAACAAACATCTTAAACATTAGACGTTTGAATCAAATGGGTACTTATGCAACTGGCGTATTTACTCCTAATCCTTTCGTCACACCAAACGATACAACAAATGCAGCTTTGTTCACTCTTGTAAAGGGTGCGATTGGTCTTGGGCCAACGCCAGATCACTTTGCATTAGGCCTTACAGCTTCATTTGCTAAAGTTGACCAAACTGATTCAACAGTTGGTGGTGGCGACGGATCTATGTTGGTAATTCCATCATTTGAATCTGATTTTGATGCAACTCCAGAACCAGTAATTCCTGAAATTGACATCAAAATTGAGTCAATTGCCGTTACAGCTACAACTCGTAAGTTGAGAGCTCGTTGGTCTCCAGAACTCGCGCAAGATCTTAATGCTTATCACTCAATGGACGCTGAAGTTGAATTGACTCAGATTCTTTCAGAGCAGATTGCATTAGAAATCGATCGTGAAATTCTTAATGACCTTCTTACTCAAGCAAAAGGTGCAAACTTTTATTGGGATAGACGACCTGGTTCATTCGTTAATAAGCGAAATGGTGCAACTCAAGCATTGGCTTCATCACTTGCAACTGGACCTTCTTTCACTGGTACAGTTCGCGAATGGTATGAGACTCTTGTTGAGACCATTATCGATGTTGCTAATGAAATTCACAGAAAGACTCTTCGTGGAAGTGCAAACTTCATCGTTGTTTCTCCTGAGGTTGCTACAATCTTTGAAGCTTCTGTATTGTACAAGCCTAATTTGAAGATTGATGGTCAAGGTCAAGTTGCTCTTGGAAATATTGGTGCTGAATCTATTGGTTCACTTTCTAACAGATTCACTGTTTACAAAGATCCTTACTTCCCACGCAACAAGATTCTTGTAGGTTACAAAGGTGGTTCATATCTTGAGTCTGGATACGTCTATGCTCCATATGTACCGTTAATCGTTACACCTACAATCTTTGCTCCAGAGGATTTCACCCCAAGAAAAGGTGTTATGACTCGTTACGGTAAGAAAATGGTTCGCGCCGATTTCTACGGAACAGTTACTTGTTTAGGAATGGATATTATCTAATCCAAAACACCTTCTGGTGATTTAATAAGAGGCGTCTCCTTCGGGAGGCGTCTTTTTTTTTGATTAATAATTGTTAAGACTTATACTAATACTAATGTATAGTTACTAATACGAGGTCCCCATTATGATTTTCTTATATTTAATATTAACTTTCTTTGCCCTAGGGCAAGAACCAGAATTGGTTGCAAATGAAACAATCATTGTTGAGTCTCGAAGAAATATGGTCATCTATGTAGAAGAGCCAGTTATAGATAATTCAAGCGAAAATATTAGCTCAAGCTTTGATAGAGCTTCGATCGCAGGTTACATAAACGCACATGCAATGCTAGGTACAGTAAAAAATAAGTTTGGAACATATGAACCCGTAGCTATGCATACAGAAAGAATAGAAGTTTATAGCTCAGAAACTATTAAATATGCGTATGATGAGTGCAATTATAAACGTGACGCACTA